TCATCCTCTGCTACCCAAACTATTTGTATCAGGATTCAACTCCTTTACAGCATCTTTTACCGCTTTCTGGGTCGGTTTACGGTAAGTTTCCGCTTGTTGTACCGGAACAATCTCATTGACCATTCTTTCATATCCTTTTTGTTCTAACAAATGAACTTCCTTTTCATTCGTTTCTTTTTGTTTTTCCGTTTTCATATGGCTTTTTTATTTTTAGTTTTCTACTTTGAAAACAGAAAACAGCAAAAGATGGTTCATCCTATCTGATTTTATTTTCAGTTAATTCGTCCCAATAATCGCATAAATGCATATATTTGCCCATCTAATATGAACCTCATTGAAGTTATGAAAGAAAATAAATATGACGACGACCGCTTCTTCAGCCAATATGCTCAAATGTCACGCTCTGTAGAGGGATTACAAGGTGCCGGAGAATGGCATATATTACAGAAAATGCTACCGGACTTTACAGACAAGAGAGTACTGGACTTAGGCTGCGGATTTGGCTGGCACTGTATCTATGCCATCGAACATGGAGCAAAGTGTGTTACAGGAATTGATATTTCCGGGAAGATGCTGGAAGAAGCTCAAAAAAGAAATTCTTCACCACTCATCGAATATAAATGTATGGCAATCGAGGATTTCGACTTTCAACCGGATACTTATGATATCGTAATCAGTTCCTTGACCTTTCATTATCTGGAATCTTTTATTAATATATGCCGTAAAGTCAACAGCTGCCTCACAGCAGGAGGTTCTTTTGTTTTTTCAGTAGAGCATCCGATATTCACAGCCTATGGTAATCAGGATTGGTATTACGACCAAGATGGAAAACGTGCTCACTGGCCTGTAGACCGCTACTTCAGTGAAGGCAAACGTACTGCTATTTTTTTAGGAGAAGAAGTCGTGAAGTATCATAAGACTTTAACTACATATATTAATAGTCTTCTTCAGACCGGATTTGAAATTTGTGAATTGATAGAGCCCCAACCGAGTGAAATGATGCTGGATACTATTCCGGAAATGCAAGACGAACTTCGGCGTCCAATGATGCTTCTTATTTCTGCCAAGAAAAAAAGTTGACTTGCAAACAGATGAATTTCAGTCGATTGTAATTTAATCAATAAAAAACATTCATTTAGTTATTGATAATTAAAAAATACTCCCTATCTTTGCACCGCTTTTGAAAAGAACAACCCTTTAAAAGTAGCGGGGTGTAGCGCAGTCCGGTTAGCGCACCTGCTTTGGGAGCAGGGGGTCGTGGGTTCGAATCCCGCTACCCCGACGAAAATTTCAAGTTAAGAAAATTTAAATGGTGTTGAGCTGATACAGTTTGTATCGGCTTTTTTCATTGGTACAAAATAGACTTAATTATACCCCATTTAGGGGCAAATAAAGGGGATAATTCTTTGAACTATCTTTGAACAGGTTTCTCTATTTGCACCTATTTAGTGGAAATTAAAGCGGTTTCCCATCAATTTACCCCGATTCAAGCTGTTTAATGCGATTTTAAACCTTTAAAAAACATTAAAACAGTATGGCAACATTTAAAGCGATCGTTTTCCAAACTGGAAGACATATAAAACAAGATGGAACATCCAATATAAAAATTAGAATCTATCATAATAGAGAATCCCAGTATATAGCCACCAGCTACTATATCCAACCCGGAAACATGGATGACTCCGGACGGATCCTGCCAAACGTTACAAACGGCGAAATGATAGAGTACGAAATAAATGCGTATATCCAAAAGATCAGGAGAGAGTATTTAAAGCTAGGACAAGAAAGAACTCAGTTTATGTCATGCAAGGATTTAAAAGAAGAAATAGAGAAATCCCTAGCTCCTGACGCCGAGTTTATAGACTTCGTAGAGTTCGCCCAAAACATAGTAATTCAGACGAAAAAGAAGAAAACAGCCGAATGGTATAGTTCTTCCATTGATACACTATGTTGGTACACAAAAAGAAAGAAGATAGATATTAAGCTAATCACCTCATTTCTTCTAAATAAGATGATCAAAGACTTATATCACTCCGGCCCCGCCGGCATTCCCTTAGAACCGGGCACAATAAGCCATTACCTTAGAGGACTCAGAGCATTGTATAACAAAGCTAAGCTCTATTACAACAATGAGGACTTTGATATTATAAGGATTCCAGGCGATCCGTTCAAAAAGGCTGAGATACCGGAGTACCGGAGGAAACGAAAGAATATAGACATCAACACTCTATTGAAGATTAGGGATTTCCAATCTGACAAGAAACGTACTAATATGGCACGTGATGTCTTTATGATGATGTTCTACATGATGGGAGTCAATATCAACGACCTATATAGTATTTCGTGCGAACGCCGCGGAAGACTGGAGTACATGCGATCTAAAACGAATACGGAGAAGAATCACGAACAGATACCGCTTTCCGTCAAGATCGAGCCGGAGCTTCGCATCCTGCTTGATAAATACACAGAGGGTTATTTCCTCTCCTACTTTCATACCAACTACTGTAGCTTGAATAATTTCATGCGAGCAATCAATAATGGACTGAAAGACATTTGTATGAACTTAGAACTAGACTTCAAGGTCACCACAAACTGGGCCCGCCACAGCTGGGCCAGCTTGGCAAGAAACAAGGCCGGAGTACCGAAGGCAGACATTGACTTCTGCCTCGGTCATGTAAATAACGACTATAAGATGGCCGATATCTACATTGATATAGATTATAGTATTTGTGATAAGGCAAATCGCGCTGTATTGGATTTATTGCAGAAAAAAGAAGAAAAAAAAGACTGAAACGTTTGCAAATACAAAAACTCTATATATATTTGCAAACAGAATGGTGTTGAGCTGGATAAAACAATGGTTTTGTCCAGCTTTTATTGCATATATATGCTTCAATAGCGCTTATTACTGAAACTCATCTCATTTTTACGTTATGCGCCGCAAAACAATGACGCATGGAAATTACAGTTTCAAAAACAGCTTTATTAGATAAGTTGAAATCAATCGGGCGAATCATACAGCCTAAAAACACATTACCAGCTTATGACAACTTTTTGTTTGTTGTTGATGAATATGGTCTTATTCTAGTGACAGCAGGGGAAGAAGGTGGACGCATCTCTACAAACGTAGATGGCGCTGCCGACTTCATCAATTATTCTTTCATGGCTAACGCCAAGACATTACTCGACGGATTAAAAGAAATCCCCGAACAGCCATTGACTATATCCATCCTTGAAAAGGAATTGATTGTCAAGTATGCCAATGGCAGGGTTTCAATACCACTTGAAAAAGGTGATCAATACCCATCCATGAACACGGATGACACTGCCAGCCCATTTCTTGTTTCAGGTAATGACTTATTATACGGAATAAGGCAAGTCTTGATCTGTAGTGCCAATGATGAACTCCGTCCAGTACTGAATGGTGTCTATTTTGATATCGGTTTAGATTCAATGTCATTTGTCGCAACAGATGGTACCCGTCTAGCAATGATTGAAAATCCATCCGCTTATACGCGCAAGGAACGGGTGGCCTTTATCCTGCCAAGCAAGTTTGCTAAAATCCTTTCTAATATTGTTCCGGAAGATTGCATGGAAGTAGAAATATCGGTAAATCAGACTAATATTTTATTTGAGTTTGATTCATACCGGTTAGTCTGCCGTATGATTGAAGGCCGGTACCCTAACTATCGTGCCGTTATCCCTCAAAACCAGCCCAATCGTGCAGTATTAAAGAAAGCCGATATAGTTTCAGCTCTAAAGCGTGTATCTGTCTTCTGTGACAGCAACTCATCTCTGGTGGTACTCAAATTCGATCCCAACTCTCTTAAAATAGCAGCTCATGATTTAGACTTTTCTAAATCTGCAGAAGAAACGATCAGCCTGCAGTCAGGCTGTGATATTGAAATAGGTTTCAAGAGCAGTTTTTTGATAGAGATGGTAAACAGCATTCCTTCGGAAGATATTGCTATCACCATGAGCGATCCGTCGAAAGCCTCAATCTTTACCCGCTGCGATGAAGAAGTTCGTAGTCTTACTTATTTACTAATGCCTTTATCAATCAACTATTAATATGAAAAAACAAAATTCATTCAAACAGACCATTCAATCTTACTTGGATAAGCGGGCAAAGTCTGATGAACTGTTTGCTGTAGCCTATAGAAAGAAGAATAAGAGCATTGATGAGTGTCTTGCCTATATTATGGGCGAGGCTCTCAAAGAAAGTAGTACGATAAGTTCTGGAGTAAAAGGATGCGGGATGGATAATGACATAGTATTCGGAATGGCGGTCCATTACTACGATGAAGATGATATCAAAGTTAATAAGCAAACCAATTATAAGGTATCAGCTGTGAGTGTGAAAAAAGAAGCAGCTACAGAACTTCTGGAAACTAAAAAGCCTGCTTCCTCCCCTAATAAGCGTAAAGGGAAGAAAACAGAAATACCATTAGGGCAATTTTTATTATTTGAAGACCTATGAAACCGAAAACAGAGTTACAAAAGCAGATAGTCAAACTCAGCGGAAAACTCCCCGCATTGACTGAAAAACAAAGAAGATGGGGAATTATGAATGCGATGGACCATGTAGGACTGCGCCTAAAAAAAGGTCTGATAACCTGCACCCACTGTGGGAAAATCTTCTATGACCTCATGAAGTTGGAAGATGGAGAAATGGATATCTGTCCGAATTGTGGCACCCATCTGAAGATTGAGACCACCACCCGTAAATCATGCCGGGATAATGAATACTTTAATATCATCACCACCTGTCATGGCTTTCAGGTCTTTAGGTATTTCTATATCAGAAAAGAGTTCCATTCCGGAAAGGAGGCATCGTATTGTATAAGAGAAGTTGTCCAGAACTGGATGTCTGCCGATGGGAAATTCAAAACAATGGCCCTGCTTGCAAACATGCACTCGTATTATCGCGATGCATGGTGTCTTGGCACTGACCTTGAAATAAGAGCGAACGACAAAGAGGCTTATCACATCGGATGTGATGCTTGTTATCCTGTACGCCGTTATCTGTCGGCATGGAAAAAATACGGATTCAAAGGAAAGGTGCATAGTATATACGCCCTTGACTTCTTCCGTTTGATCAGCACGGACAGTACTGCTGAAACCCTCCTGAAAGCCGGACAGTATGAATTGCTTAGGATGTTTTGCGCAGGCAAGGGATATGAGATAAAAAGAACATGGCCTACAATCAAAATCTGTATGCGTAACAACTATGTGGTAAAGGATGCCTCCATGTGGTTTGACTACCTTGATCTCCTGGGAGATGAAGGCAAGGATCTCCGTAACGCTCACTATGTTTGTCCTGATAATCTGAATTCCGCACATGACTTTTATATGGAAAGGAAACGCAGAAAAGAAGAAAAGGAACGTCGTCAGCGTGATATGAAACAAATGGAGGCACTGAAAAAATACGAGAAGGAGTATGAGAAGCTCAAATCGAGATTCTTTGATCTGAATATTTCTGATGGTAACATCATCATAGTCCCTTTAAAAAGTCTCGATGAGTTTAGACAGGAAGGTCAAATCATGCATCACTGCGTATTCACGAACAACTATTTCAGAAAAAAGGACTCTTTAATCCTCTCTGCCCGCATCGGTGAAAAACATATTGAAACCATCGAGGTGGATCTGAGTAAGTTTCAGGTAATCCAATCACGTGGTATATGCAACAAGGATACCGAGTATCATGGACGAATTATTGATCTCGTAAAAAAGAATATGAACTTAATACGTCAGAAACTGACGGCATAACAAAAATATAAGAATAAATGCCAAGAATCAGAAGTATAATACCGGAATTTTGGGAAGATGAAAGGTTTACGAACGTATCTCTTCCTGCTTGGCTGCTTTATATAGGCATGAAAAACTTTGCTGATGATAATGGGGTCATTCTTGCGAATGAAGTTATTATTAAGTCGAAAGTGTTTCCTGCCCGCGAAGATATTCGTAAGCAGCAGGTTTCTGGATGGCTGAAAGAACTGATTGAGAACTCTATCCTTGTACCTTTTACATACGAAAGCAAGAGCTACTACGTGATGGACTTCTCCAGCGAACGCATCGACAAACCGCAAAAGTCAAAAATACCGGAAGATGTTATTGAAAATGCTTTTTCTTGTGCCAAAAACAAAAATCCGAGAACTTTCGAGAATGTTCGCGAACAGTCGGGAACAGCAGAGACTGCTCCTGCTGGAAAGGATATAGGAGAGGATATAGGATTAGGAGTGGAGGGGGATTCGCGCGAGGCACTCCCCACCCAAGAAGGAGAAAATTTCAAAAAGTTCAAAATTTGGATTAATGACAATGCTCCAAACGTTTCAAAGATGAAGGAGCCATTTACGGAAGTCCAATTTGAGCGCATAAAACAAGAATTTCCATTTGAGGTAATTGAGAATACGCTACGCTCTATGCACAACTACAAGGAGCTACTAAAGAAGTATGTCAGCGCAAACTTAACTTTCCGCAAGTGGGCAAAAAAAGACATGGAAGATGGAAAATACAAACAAGCAGCCAATACTGGCTCAAAGTCAGCATCAGGCGTTAGTGACGATTACAAAAGAAACATTCTTGGCCGATTATGCGGTACCAGCGGTACAAGTGAAGTGTCGAATGATTAATTCGTACCCAGCCGTTTTCAAATGTGATATGCCAGCATTGGCTGAGATTGAAAAGAATTATGGCTATGAATTTCTCCAGGCTTATATTGAAGGCTGGATAGTTAATCTGCGTGAGTTTGTCAATATTGGAAAGAAAATGACTGATATGCAGACTTTTGAGACCGCTATGATCATTCTTCAGGATTATAAGTACCTGACAGTAGCCGATATAAATTTGCTCTTCAAGCGAGCTAAAAGTGGCTATTATGGTAAACTGTATGATCGACTGGATGGTCAGATAATACTTGATTGGTTCAGGTCTTATGACAAGGAACGGGCTGTTGCTGCAATGGAGGATTCGATAAATGAAGCAGAGAAGTATAAAAACGATCCGTATGAACGAACATGTACGAGAATAGGAGCAGGTGACCATGATTTCAAAAAGTTTCTAATGCAGATGAACTCTAGAAAAGAAAAATGATAGCGGCCGGCGTACCACCGTCAACCACTATCATAAGCGCAAAGCTTATAGCTATTAGGAACAGCAAATATATAAAATCTTTGTGCTTATGGCAAGTGAAGCAGTAAATAATTACATAACTAAGCGCTACGAGCGCTGGCTTGATTACTCCTTGTATCATTGTGGGCTTGCCGGTATTCCTGATGAAGCAACAGATGTCCTAAATGAGGTCATTTGTTCGCTCCTCCAAAAGAAAAACAGGTTACTGGACAAACTACTTGAAACAAGAAAAAATGGCTATACAGAGCTTGATTTCTTTGTTTTGAAGATGATAAAGCTGAATGCATCCTCTCCTACTTCACAGTATAGAAGTAGATACAAGCCCCTGCCTGCGGATGATAACGTAGATTACACGAGACTGGATATTGAAGATAGCTCAGATGAACCGGAAGATAGAAATGCTGAGATATTAGAGAAGCTGCATTTAGTAAGAGAGACATTTGAAAGCCTGGACCTTGGTACAGTGGCAGCCCGTGTCTTTGAGTTCCATTTCTTTCAAGACGGAAACTTCTCGGAATGGGAAGGTCCGGAAACATTAAAGCAGCTGTATGAGATATATAACGGAGTACAAGAACTTATTAGAAAGAAAATTAATGGAGAATCTATTTTTTAAAAAGAAATAGTTTACCTTTGAAAAAAAATATTTTACTTTTAACTAATATGAATACGAATAAAGTTATTATATTGATTGTAGGATGTGGACTTTTGTTAGGTGCCATATTTTATATGCTTAATGCTCCTTTTCTTTTATTTGATAAGTCAGAAGGAATATATGGAAGTTATGTTCAATTAGTAGGAGCATTTATTGGAGGTTGTTTGGTTATTTATGGACTTTTTGTAAACAATAAAAGAGTAGAAGAACAAATCAGACAAAATAATTTAATGGAGAAAACATTAATTAGTAATAGATTTAAGGATGCATCCACTCTTTTGGGTAGTAACAGCAAAGCTTCAATGCTAGCTGGGATTTATGCTTTGAATCAAATAGCACTAGAATCCTATAATGAAAATAAACAAAAAGAGTATGTAAAGGTTGTACATGATATTTTCATAGAATTGATTAGAGAGAACTCCATCAAAGCATCTTTCGATCGTAAAATAATCAATACTTTATTAAATTTGGTTTTTGAAAAAGAAGAGAATATATACGGTGAGTATTCTTCAGACCTTCACGGTTCCAATTTATGTGACTTTTCTTTTAGTGGATTATCTTTAAGGAATGTATCATTCGAAAATTGCATAATAGAAAATGTATCATTTGAAGGTATGAATATTAGTAATATTTCATTTGAGTATACGACTTTGATTAATTGTAGATTTTCCAAATCAAATTTGCATCAAATAAACTTTGCTCATTCTAAATTTATAAATTCATCCTTGGAAATGGCAAAAGTAAATGCGACGAAGTTTAATGATTGTACATTTGCTTTATGCAATTTCTCAAATATAATCATTAGCGACTCAATATTTGAGAACAGTTCTATGGACACTACTGACTGGTCTAAAGCCAATATGAATAAGATATCTTTTAATGGAGGAAAAATAAAATCCTGCAAATATGACAATAGTATAATGTATAAATGCAGTTTTATTGGAAGTGTTGTCTGTAGAAAAACATCCTTTTGGGAAGCACAGATTACTAATTGTATATTTCAACAAACTAAGTTGGTTAATTGTGGTTTTAATACTGCTGTCATTAAATGTACAACATTTGAAGATGCAAAATTAAATGAAATTGATTATGATGAAGCAAATATGGAAGAAATAAACTTTGATGGTGCTAATTTAAATTATAATACTTTCGATCACTCATATCTTAAGAATATTTCTTTTCGAGGAACAAAAATTATCATGAGCCAGTTTACAGATACTGATCTCCATATGGCATATTTTGAGGGTACAGAATGCACAGATGTTACTTTTGCTAGATCAAAGTTTACAGATATTTCATTTGAAAACTCCATATTAAAACAAGTTGATTTTAAGAATACAAGATTGAGCAAATATTCATTGAATATTATTCCACAATTAGACTGTAAAGTATATAATTAGAAAAATGTGATACTAATATAAACGAAACAATAAATACGCTTATCTACCCCCTTTTTTTGAAAATAAGAGCATTTTCTTTTGCAATTCAGAAATAATCTGTATGTTTGCATCGACTTACATACGGAACGGCAAGCGGAGGCTCGCCAATTTTGAATTGCTGCGGGCATTTTTTATGTCCAATTGAAATATCGCCAATATTGGCGATATTACTATCATAGCAGTGCTACCCCTGTGTGGAGCGTTAATGCGCCCACTGCCGTTCCGGTGTAAGTCAACAGGTCAGTGGCACTGTTTTTTATGCCACTTTACAAACAATTTTCAAGTTAATGACTACAACCGGAAAGAATTGTTTGTTGGTGAATAATAGTATCCTTCAAACAGGTGCACCCACACCTAATGGGCCTCATGTAACCACAAGTATCGTTCTCCGACTTGTGAATGTGTGTATTGCGTTCATCGCTCTCATTGTATCAGGTTCTGCTGATACATCATTTCCTCTCTTTGCCTGTATAGGCTGGTTTATCTCTTCAATCACATTAATAGTTTCACTAAGGAAGGAGGTATATCATGGCTAATGAATCAATTGCCCCGGAAAGAATCATAGACAATAAACTCTATGAACAATTGCAAGCCCTAAATCGTGTCAAACTTGAGTGTGGTATCTTATTCGCTACCTATTCACACCAAGGCGTAAACGTATCCGAATCAGATGAAGCTACTTTGTATAAAGACATAGATAACTGTATCCTTGCACTCTCTTACCTAGCTTGTAGTAAGTATGAATTTGATTTGAAGAAAGGAGGCGTACTATGAAAGGTACAGCTTTTGAGTCAGATCGCAACGAAGCAATGAAGCTTTTACAAGATCTAGTTAAGATAAAAGATAGCTTATATCGTTTCGCAAGTGTAAATAATGAAGCACGTAATCCCTTTAATCCAACAATTAATAGTTTTGCAGATGATATTGGATGCTTCTGCTGTGATCTAGGGCAATTGATTGGAGCTACTATTTACAGTGATATAAATGAGGGGTATGACATTAATATTAATGTTCAGAAAGGAGGTGAATTATGATCAATAATAATAATATAGAACCTAAGTTTGTAGTAGATGAAGAACTCCACAACCTAATGGTGACACTGAGAGATACTAAAAAGCTTTACAATCGCATTTGTGCCCGTATGAGAAAGCAAGGCGTAAAGTTGAACAAATGTAATGAAGAGAACTATTCCAGTGACATTGACGAAGTAATATCCACTGTTTCATGTATCATTAGCGAACAACTATATCACGATATACAGAAAGGAGGTCTAGCATGAATGATATAGTATTCCAAGGTTCAGAAGGACAACCTCTGACTAATAGTGTGCTTGTGGCAGAGAAATTCGGAAAAGTTCATAAGAATGTAATTAGGACAATTCAAGGGTTGATTACGACGGCTCAAAATTGCGCCGTCCTCACTGCTGAAAATTCAGCAGTGAGAAAGATGTTCGTTGAAACAACTTATCTCAATGAGCAGAATAAAGAACAACCTATGTACGTAATGAACCGTGACGGCTTTACCCTCTTAGCAATGGGCTTCACCGGAAAGAAAGCTCTTCAATTCAAACTCGATTATATCAAAGCCTTCAACAAAATGGAGAAAGCAGTCAAGGAAGGATCAATACTCCCCTCACCTATTGACGTAACTGTTTTGAAGCAATTGGTAGAAGCAACTCAAGTAATGACGGCACAGATCAGTCAGATGCAATCAGAATTGATTCGCCAACGTGATTTATTAGCTATACCGACTTTGCAGAATCCATTGTTATCTGCCAGTGAGCAACGTATCTCTCCCCGGCAATGCAAATACTATACAGTTAAACAGATGGCGAAAGCATTAAATTCAGATCCGAGAGATTAAAACGCCTTCCTTGAGTGTATGCAAGTTCAAGAATATGATAATATAAAACAGAGATGGGTATTAGATTCGTCTCTTGTTGGACGGGGGTTGACATACACGGTTGTATATGAACCTGTCGATCCTGATGAAGAACCACGTGAGTATATGGTGTGGACTCCCAAAGGCAGAGACTACATTTGGGAGTTATTGCTTAATGAGAAACGGAAATATCAAGAAAATGCTAAAGGACGTTAGATTATTGTGATAATATTATAGAGCGAGGTGGGACTAAATCATAGTCTCACCTTTCTTTTTTTCATAGAAATGAGTATTCGGCATTATATTTTAAGCAAAAAGTATCATATGGGACGCAAAAGCGCATACAAAGAAGAATATAATCAGTTAGCCGAGAACTATGCCTTATTAGGAGCAACAGACAAGGAAATGGCTGATTTATTTGGTGTAACCGAGCGCACGCTTAATCAATGGAAGAAGGATTATCCGGAATTTCTTCAGTCCCTAAAAAAGGGGAAGAGTATTGCCGATGCCAATGTAGCAGCAAAGCTTTATAATCGTGCCATAGGTTACGATTGCACAGCGACTAAGTTCGCTACATCTGATGGAAAGATTACCGATACCCAGGAATACACAGAACATTTCCCACCTGATACAACAGCGGCAATATTTTGGTTGAAGAACCGGCAGCCGGAGAAATGGCGTGACAAGAAAGAAGTTGATGCAAATGTGAATCTTGGTGATGAACTGGAAGGATTGAGTGACGAACAGTTACAGGCTATTATTGATGGTAAAGAAGAAAAGTAAAAGAGAAATATTGATTCGTAAGGCGAAAGCTGCTACCATACTCCGCAAACGAATAGCAAAGAAAGACTTTTGGGCATTCTGTTTGTACTATGATCCGAAGTTTTTCTCTAAACGTCTGTTCCTAAAAAAGGTCGCGGAAGCGTTCATGCGTGTGTACAGCTCGTATTCTGCGGGTATAATCTACCGTCTTGCTGTCAGCATGCCACCACGTGCTGGAAAGTCATATATATCTTCTCTTTTCATCGCTTGGATGTATGGACACTTTCCCGAAGAATCTGTAATGCGTAACTGTTGTTCTGACACGTTATACAACAAGCTCTCTTATGATACCCGCGATATTGTCAAATCAAAACGTTATCGTGAGATATTTACTGAGATTCACCTAAAAGGAGATAAACAGAATGTCAAAGGCTGGAATGTAGAAGGCGCTCGACAGGTGTCTTATTTCGGTGGTGGTGTTGGTGGTACTGTCATTGGTTTCGGTGCATCTATGCTCGCCATGACAGACGACTTATACAAGAGCTTGGAAGATGCTCTATCTGATAATAACAATGAAAAGGTTTGGTCTTGGAAGCAAGGTACACACGACTCCCGTATTGAAGGAAGCTGCTGCATGATTGATATTGGTACTCGCTGGTCCTCTAGCGATGTCCTTGGACGTTTAGAAGAAGCCGGCAAGTATAATGAAATCATCCGTATCGCTGCACTAGATGAAAACGATGAAACGTTCTGCGCTGACGTACATACAACAGAGTATTATCGGGAACTACGTTCTGAAACGGATGAAAGTATCTGGATGGCCGAGTATATGCAGGAGCCGTTCGAAGCCAAAGGTTTGCTATTCCCTAAATCCTCTCTCATGCGCTTCAAGAGTGCTGATATTGTAGGAAAGAAACCTGATGGTGTACTTGGTGCTTGTGATACAGCTGATAAGGGCGATGATGATTTCTGTGCACCATTTGCAAAGGTATTCGGCCCGAAATACTTCATCACGGATGTTCTTTTCACAAAGGATCCTGTAGAAGTAACAGAGCCACGCCTGGCACAAATGGTTATTGATACCGAATGCGACCAAATGCGTATTGAATCAAATAATGGTGGACGTATATTCGCTATTCATGTTCGCAAACTGGTAACAGAAGAAAAGAAGACTTGTACAATACAGGCTCGTCCTACAACACAACATAAGCCAACACGTATCATCATGAAAGCTGGCTGGATAAAGAAACATTGCGCTTTTCTTGATGAATCAGAATACTCTAAAGGATCAGACTACGGCCGTTTCATGAAAGCGCTTACCAGTTACAAGCGTGAAGGTGATAACGCTCATGATGATGCACCGGACGGAATGACAATCCTTGCAGAGTTCGCTGAATCACTTGGATTAAAGTTAAAATCGACAACTCGTAAGGTAGGGCGCGGATAATTTGGATTATTAAAAAATTAGTTGTAATTTTGTATTGTATAAAGAGATTGCTAAATAGCTTCTTGTTATTAAGTGGTTTTGGTGTGTTGCCTCCTTGGTGTGGATGTGTAGCGTTGTTAATAACAGCGTTTGATTGGATGAAATCTGTTTATAAATTAATAAAATTAAATGGAGGGCGAATTATGGGAAATATATATCGACTATTTAATGGAGTGTGGAACATGGGAGTGGACTAAAACAGACACACTTTGATAACAAGAAGTGAACCTTATAAGTTAGGAGCATATGTTCCACACCCACCAAAAAAAATTATATCCTATTATATAGCCGGAGATGATCCGGCTTTTTTTATAGCACATACACATGTATTGAGCCTTTTAAAGTAGACCATATCGCACATAATAGCAAATCCTAAGTCAACTATTTTATATTGAAATATGTCTTTATGACCAATAGACAGTAAATCCTCAGATTTGATTCGTTCTCTCATAACTTTTAACAGAAGTGACAATCGTTGTGAAACATTATTCTTATTAGATAAATCTTCAAGGACATTAATCTCATAAGTTGAAGGTAATGATATTCCATATTGGTGATAGTATAAACCTTTAAAATTTTTAATGTGTACATCAATATAATCTTGAATATTAAAAGTTATATTAAAATCTTGGCTTTTCTTTATCTTAGAATGCAACTTAGGGCTTCTTAATGCTTTCTGCAAAACACTACTAGAGACATCAACTTTCTCATTTATACTCCATATTGCAATCAAATTTCTAAAATCCTCTTCTATTTTAGAGTATTCATTATTACAGGCACTACAGGCTGGAACCGTAACCGGTTCAGTCAAATAATCTTTTGGATAACCTTTGAATAAAGCTCTCATTGGAATATGTTCTCTAGTTTCCTTATCTTTAGTTAATTCACATCCACAGTTATAACAATGTTCCATAAAAATAATCTTTTTGCAAAGATAGTGAAAGCAGGCCTTAATCATGATTCTAGTACAGCAAAAAGTTAGCCAATAATATATTTTAAGAGAAAAATATATGCCATCAATTAGTGAAATTTTAGTTCAAGACGACTTTGGAAGGATTGTTAGTGATCTTTGTGTGGACACCATAGAAAATCGTGAGCCACGGGAATATTTAGAAGAGTATAATGGAAAGCGTAACCGTCGCACTACATCCGTTGGTTTCCGTGAACCTAAGACAGTAGCTGTCTATTCTGAAACAGAAGAAGAATTGAACCCCCAAACGGGTAAAATGGAGCCTAAACGATTAGAGGATAAAACTGTTCCTGTTGCCAAAATAGTGACCAATATCCCAAAGAAGATTGTTCGCACAGCAGCAGCTTTTTTATTTGGCGGAGATATGACCATCACAGCAGATAATACAGATGATGCAAGCTTGGAGGATTTCAAAAAGATATTTGTCCGCAAACTCAAAATGAAGTCAGTACTTATGAGCTTTGCCCGTAAGGTGTTGTCAGAAACAAAAGCTGCTATTGTATTTTACCCTGTAAACAAAGTTGTGGATGGAAAAAAAATCCCGGAACTGAAAGCCAAGATACTCTCTTTGCCAAAGGATGATAACGTTACTTATGAGTTCTATCCACATTTTGACGATGATGATGATATGGATGCTTTCATTCATAAGTTCACAACTAAGATTGATTGCTCTACCTACGAGTGTGTCAAAATATACACCTCAGACAAAGTTATCACAGCTATAAATAAGGGGGGCCAGTGGGAAATCAAATCAGATAAGAACCTATTCGGCAAAATCCCTGTAGTATATGCAGAGGTAGATCAACCGGACTGGGAAGATGTCGCTTTACTCATGGACCATTATGAAATGCGGATCTCTAGAATGTCAGATACTAACGACTACTTCGGCGACCCAATGCTAAAATCCTTCGGTTTGTCGAATCTTCCTTCTAAAGATACAGTAGGGAAAGAATTAAACTTTTCTATGGAAGTTGACCCTGATACCGGCACTGCGTATCATGGTGATGCTGAATACCTATCATGGCAACAGTCCATAGATTCACAAAAGGAAGAGATTAGTAATGAACGCCACGAAATATTCTCTGGTGCATCATGTCCTGATTTGTCGTTTGACAATCTTATTGGCATAGGTGACCTATCAGGCGTCTCCCGTGAGTTTATGACCATTGATGCAAAAATTAAAGCTACGGAACAAATGGAAATCTTCGGACCGGTAGTACAACGATGTGTGGCTATTGTACAAGCAGGCATGGCGAATATATCACATATCAAAAATTCCAATGCTATAATGAATAATTATTTTGAGGTGTCTTTCGGCTCTATTCTCCCGAAGAATTTAGCAGAAGACTTACAGAATCTATCAACAGCCGGAGGTGGGAAACCAATCAATAGCCAGGAAACACTTACCGCACGTTCTCCTTATACTCAGAATGTAAAAGAGGAAATTGAGAAAATGAAACAGGAAGAACAAGCAGCTTCAGTCAATAACAATCCGTTAGGACCGATATATCAATGAAAGGACTAACATTCTACGACAAGCAGCATATACAAAAGATATTGGCTCAGCAAAGCGAAGTGGCCAATATCTTTAATCGATTTATTCTGTCTATTACCCCATTTCTCCAACAATGGGCAAATCGTAGTAGCGATAATGTATGGTTACGTAATCAAGTTGTCGAAAAATGTGTGGATCGGGAGTTGGATAAGTTACAGTCTCTTCTTCTCACGAATCTTACAGCCTTCAACATAGACGCATGGAAGCGCTCTGAAATGAAGAATGAGGATTTTATATCAGAATACGTCAAAGGCATGGCTATTGATTCTGTAAGGAAGCAAGGAATGTTTGCTACAAACAAAGACGCACTCTCTCAACTTAGGAAAGGGTTTGATGCACGCGGCAATAATCTGTCTCCAATGGTGTGGAATCTTGCGGATCAGACAAAAACACAACTCGAGTATTATTTACAGACAGGTCTATCTGTTGGTAGAAGTTCTTCACGGATAAGTCAAGATCTTAGGCAAATCCTAAATGAGCCGGACAAACGATTTCGCCGGGTAAAGGATAAAGAAAGGAAACTTGTTATGTCCCAACCTATGAAGAACTATCACCCAGGACAAGGTATATATCGTAGTTCAAAGATGAACGCATTACGTCTTACAGCTACATCTACCAATATGTCTTATCGTACCGCTGACTATGAACGTTGGAGTAAACAGGATTTTATATTAGGCATCGAGATACACCGCTCTGCAAATAATCGCGGACCATGCAAGATATGTGATGCAATGGTAGGTAAATATCCGAAAACGTTCAAGTTTATAGGTTTTCATCCTTTCTGTATCTGTTTTGCTACTCCGATCACGATGGAACCGGACAACTTTGCTGATTTCCTGCTAAACGATACAGTTCCGCAAGAACAGGTTATAACAGATATTCCCAAAACAGCAAAGGATTTTGTTGACGAGAATAAAAATGGGGTGCAATCCGCTTTTTGGTATAAGGATAACTTTAGCAAAGAAGGAGATTTGCAAAGAGAGAGAACTCCCCAGCCTACTACACCCGAAGTCATAAAAGTATCAAGAACAAAGCGCATCAAGACCGATGCTGAGAAAAATGATATTCAAAAAAGATGGGACGACCGGTTTGTAAGAAACTTCAATCAGAGTAAGATTGAGCAAAAAATCGGCATAAAGAGAGGTGAAGATATGACCTTCGAAGAAGCAAATGAACTGAGAGGAAACATCGGTTATGGAGAAGGAAGAGAATTCAGTGTAAACTGTCAGTCATGCGTAGTTGCTAATGAATTGAGAAGACGTGGATATGATGTAACAGCACTACCTAACCTTAAAAAAGAAGGGAACATTCCTTATGAACTCTCTGGAAAAACTAACTGGGCCTGGATTGATCCGGAAACGATGCAGACACCTGAGAAGAAACAGGCAGGTGGACAATATGTATCTGGACTTGATATTAAAAGCAAGACTCTCACTCAATTGAATAAAGAATTGAACGAGTTAACCAAAGAAGCCGGCAGGTATCACATTGACTTTATGTGGAAAAACGGAAAAGGTGGACATATTATTACTGTTGATAGGTTAGAAAACGGTTCAATCCGTATTTATGATCCACAAATCGGTCGTTTGGGCGATTGGAAAGTTATATCCAAAGATATAAGTCTTAAGTATGGAGTAAATGTATTGCGTGTAGACAATCTATTGGTAAACACAGATATTATCGATAGAATAGTGAGAAAGTTATAAGAATGAACTTGTATAGTCTTTGGGCATAGGAGCCATTCCCATTATATCCGGCGATTGTGTATATGGTGCAAGATGTGCAGCATCATCTTTCACAAGAATAAATTGAGGATATCCAATGCAGCATTCCTTGTCTTCTTTCCGGGATGCTGTATATACCAAGTAGCCTTTCCACTCTCCATAATAGGAAACCTGATCGAATCCATTCTGTAGAGCGAGGATCTTAGCTTTCTCCTTATATTCTTTCTTCTTATCCATATTGCAAATATACTCATTGATTCTGGAATAAAATATAAGGGAAGGAAAAAGTTACTCCCCTTATATTTTAATAGAAAATCGTTATGACAATCATTGATGCTATTAAGAAGGGCTTGAAAGCCGCAGGTGTAAACGAAAAGTACGCCTCTAAGGTTCAGAAACTTTTCAAAATCGAAAAAGAAGAAGATATTGCTACTTATGTTGCCTTATTCAAAGACAATATTCTTCCTGATCTTGAAGATACATCCTCAGTAGAAAAAGCGAAAAAGGACGCTATCGCTGAATATGAGAAGAATAATGGTCTGAAGGACGGTAAGCCAATCAAACCAGTTAAAAAGACCAAGAAAACGACAGAATCAGAAGAGAATGAAGAAAATGAAGAAGAAGATCTCGAAGGTGTTCCCGCCTCTTTGATGAAACTATTCAAGGCTCAACAAAAACAAATATCAGAGTTAGCCAATAGCGTTACCACCTTAACTGGGAATATTACAACATCCAGCAAACAGGCTTCAGCTAAGGTTCTCTTTGATAACGCAAAATTACCAGAAAAGTGGTTCAAGCGTATCGACGTAAATTCTGAAATATCTGTCGAAGATCAGATTAAGGAATTGGCAGAAGAGTATGCTGAAATTCGCCAGTCCGCTGTGACAGATGAAATCGAAAATGGTAACTACACCCCACAATCACAGGTAAAAGACCGTAGTGAAAAAGAGTGGCTGGATATCATGAATAAAGAAGAAGGAGCTGGTGAATCCAGTGGTGTCGCTAGTCTTGGTATTGAGTAATAACTAAATTTTATTGTATCATGTATTTAAAAAAAGAAAAAGAATTTCAGTACCATCCCGCCATCATTAAGATGTTGGAGGATGTTGTCGGCGGTGGCACTATTGCCCGTGCTGATTTGAGAAAGGCCCTGTTTGACGGACAGCCATTAGATGAGTTGCCACCTTACTGCATCGCAGGACGCGATGAAAACGGTGGTTGGCATATCATCAAGACAGCAAAAGTGCTGGAGGCTGTAGAAACAGCAGGAAAAATCATCAAGGTAGCTAAAAATCATCTGTTTGCAATTGGTGATTTCGTGACTGTCGGTGGAAAATTTGATGGAGCATCCGATAAAATTACCGCTATCGACAAGAGTAATGCTGCTTATGACTCTATTACGCTGGCAGCTGCCATTGGTGCGATGGCCAAAGATATGGTATTGGTCGCTGTAAAATCAAAAGCTAATGCAGGTTCTGCCGAGGCTACAGTAGAAACATCCGAGGTGGTGATTACGATGGCTAAAGTTGATCTGACTGTTGCTAATCAATCTTGCGGATTGATGGTAAGAGGTACTATTGAGGAACGAAATATGCCATTCCCTCTTGATGCTGATTTGAAGAAGCTTATGCCTCTCATTCGTTTTGTATAATCTATTAATTCATAAATCATTATGGAAAGAAGCTTAATCAAGCAAATTAACAAGAAAAACATGGCGGCACGTCTCAACTCCCGTCATGTGAAGCCGATGTATTACCCGAATTTCTTTGGTGTGAAGAGAGTTACTTCATTGAAGTGGGAAACATTGGTTGGTGAAAAAGGCGCTCCGGTTATTGCTGACGTTATTTCTTTCGATGCATCTGCACCGGAGAAAACGCGTGAAGTGATCGGCAAAATGTCTGGTGATATTCCTAAGACCGCTATTAAGCGCTCGATGACTGAAAGTGAATATCAAGAATACAAGCAGTTACAACGCGATGCCCAGGGCGATTCTGATCAATTGGAACTATTAAATCTTGGTTTCAAAGATACCGATTTTGTGCATAATGGTGTCCGTGGACGTATGGAATGGGCTAGTATGCAATACATGTCACGTGGCGGAACCAACTTGACATCCTCTAATAACAACGGCATCGTAACTACGGAATTTGTCGGCGTGGGTATGCCTGCTGCCAACAAAAAAGTATCCTCCGTAGATTGGGCTACCGCTTCTACTGCTGATGGTCTTCAAGATATTGAAAATGTACTGGCCGATGCAGCCAAGGAAGGTGTGTCTCTTCGCTATATTATTATGCTTACTACTGAGTTCTCTTTGCTGAAAAAGCAGAAAGCAACTATTGATAAGATTAAAGGCTGGATCAATCAAACGTCCAAGGTCGTTATCACAAAAAAAGTGATTAATGAATATCTTGCAGAACAAGAAAACCCATGTCAGATTATCACAATCAATCCGGCGCTCCGTATCGAAGATAAGAACCACAAACGTACTACTATCTGTCCGTGGGTTCGCAAACGTATTTGTTTCTTAGAGGATTTGCGTGTAGGTGATATCCAACACGGACCAATTGCAGCAGAAGATTCTGAGAGTCTGAGAAAGAAAGCATTGATGGTAAAGAAAGATTTTGTTCTGATTACCAAATGGTCAACCGAAGAACCATTTAAAGAATGGACCAAAGGAGAAGCAAACGCATGGCCGGTAGTTAATGATCCGGAAGCGATGTACATTCTGAAAGCTGACGGTAAAGCATGGGCAGCCGATGAAGCTACAGAAGGAACAGACAATATCCCCGCTAAATTCTTGGGTCAGGAAGTTGAGAAAGAAAACTTAGAAGCAGAAGACGAAGAGTAAACAGTTATGGCAACAATCAGAGAAACAATACTAGAATATCCATCTATTGAGGATATGGAAGGCTTCTTGGATAAGGTAGTCTTCATTAAGCGGGGTATCAACCCCGAAGCAGAATGTACTACTGAAAGCATGAAGCTGGTCGGTCTTTGTGTCGCTGATATGTATGTCATGATGGTAAACTCACCGGATTTCAGTGAAAACAAGCTTTCTATCACTCATCCCCGTTCTTTCTATATTCAGACTGCAAAGCAGCTGTATATAGAAAACGGGGAGCCGGAGAAGGCGGCTAAACTTGGCAAGCGAATCATTATCAAAGGAAGGGCAGGTAGCAGATGGTAAAACGATACCCACATACAGCGATAGTCACTATGTCTGCTAAAGGGCAGGTTGTTGACGGTGAATTGGTTCCGGGAATACCAGTTGAAATATCTGTCTCCGGACGTTATGACCCAGTAAGCGATGGAAGAATCGTTCTCAAGCGTAATTCGGCTGGTGATGAAGCGCAAGTACATGGCTATTTCTATACCAAAATGCAGCCACCGGCCGGTAGTAAGTTTTTGCGTTTGAAAGTCGAATCAAAGGGTATTGATGTACCTGTTATCTGTTGGGAACTTTATCAATCACATTCAATTATCAACGTATGAGAAACGGTATGACTCCCCTATTCACTTATGATGAATTGGAAAAATGGTTTGATCGCTTTCAAAGTAAAGCAGAAGATAAGATGCTTGTATTCCTGCAGGCAGGAGGTGAAAAGTTTATCGAAGTAGCCCGCCGGAGTGGTTCATATAAAGACCAAACTGGCAATCTTCGAAGCTCTATTGGATATATAATAGCCAAAGACGGCGAAGTGGTTACAGAAAACTTTAAGGAGGGTGACAAAGGGACTGATAAGACAACCGGTAAGTACAAAGGTCGCAGGCTTGCAGAAGAAGTCTCACTATCATATACTGGCGGTTATGTGTTGGTTGGTGTTGCAGGAATGGAGTATGCGGCAGCCGTGGAAGCTAAAGGGTATGAGGTTGTTTCAGGAGCTAATACGCAATGTGAGAAGTATCTAAGAGATACATTGAAGTCAATTTTTAGCAAGATTTGATTATGGATGAATTCGACGCTGTAGATATAGTTTATGATGCTGTGGCCGCTGCGGGCATCGATGTTATGATTTACAAGGATAAGTCGGAAGCCGGCTTTACTAATGAACACATCGTTATCAATCATCTGCAATTGAATGAGCTCGACTTCATCAATAAAGTGCCTGTTAATATCAACATCTTTGTTCCTTGGAGTGATGAAAATGGTATGTTAAAACGTCAACGAATGAAAGAATTAAAGCGTAAGGTTAGGAAGTCGCTTGATTCAATCAATAGCAATGACGGTACATGTAAAGAAGTAACAGTCCTCTGGAGCGTTCCAATGCCGGACCTGAAAGAAGGCTTTGCTTGTACAAATATCAGATTAGAAATTTTAATAGATCAATAATTATGGCAGGAGAAGCTAGACCTATCGCTATGGGCGTAGGTGGAATTAAATTTGGAACAGTCGGTGACGGCGTTCCCGGTGCAGATCTCAAAGATTATCCCCTTCCGACCAAAGGAAGCGTTGCATTTAACTTTGCAGATCCAAAGGAAGTGAAGATTGAAGTAGAAGGTAGTGAAGAACCTTTTTATGTTGAACTGGTGAAAGATACGACAGATTATGTCGAGTTCTCCATCCCTACTCCATCAAATGAGGTTCTTAAAGAACTAGCAGGCGGTGAAGTGGATACAACAGGAGGAAAAAATATCTGGAAAAAGCCTCTTAGTACTCCTTCTATCTCTAAAACGTTCCAGTGTGAAACATTACCTAAAGACGGTAAGAAGGTCGTTTATACCATCGTAAATGGCAAGATCGCCTCAAAGATTTCACAGGCTCCCGGATCAGAGCAAGCAGAGTTGTTGCTTGTTCGTGTATATATGCAAGCTGCTGTTACTGCAGACGGTAAGAGACAGACTGCTTTCATGCGCGAAGTAGTTACTATTGCCGGAGGCGGAGAAGCCCCAGCGAATGCTGCGAATGTCGAAGGCGGAGAAGCTGCTCCAAGTGGTGCGAAAAAATAAATAACGGTTCTGTATAGCTCAGTTGGTTAGAGCGCTACATTGATTATGTAGAGACCGGCGGTTCGATTCCGCCTACAGGAACAAACTATTGAAGGATGGAGCTGAAAGTATTGAAGGTTAGTTGCAAATAACCGGAAGTATTGCCCGGAAGTACAACGGGCTAGGCTCCTTGATGAAATTATGAGTATAAAGAATTTATTTCAGCAAGAGTCTGAATCCGTTACGGATCAGGCTGTCAAAATTCCATTCGAATTTACTAACCGGGATTCTATTCCTAAAGGAAAGGACCCCGGCAATTGCATAGTTATAAAGCCTGTCACCGTTCGGACATGGTTTCGGATACGCCCTTTCCTTCTTGAAGTCGAGAAAGAAGATCTTGATAAGATGATTGTGAAGGACGGAGAACTCAATGCAGACTTTCCGGAACTGATGAATAAATACGGAGGATTGCTTTTTGACATCGTCTGCCTCGGGATTCACAATAAGCCTAGTGATCCTCCGGAATGGTTCAAGAACGCTCTCGCAGACAATACGACATGGGAGGATATACGGATCCTGTTTAATGCAATTATATATCGCATAGGGTATCACCCTTTTTGCACCTCTATCACGATGCTTCGGAACGTGAGCCCGCTACGAGAGACGGAGATAATAGCCGCTCAGAAGAATTTGCAAAGTTGGAAGGATGCAACCAAAGCAGATTCCTAGTGATTGTAAAAGAAGCTCTAGGATTAACGTTTAATCAGACGTTGGATAGTAGCTATGGATTGATAGAGACATTACTGCAGGAGTACTCATTTGTAATGAGAGAGCGTAATAAGATTACTGATGAAGACGGTAAAGTTGAAGGTAGAGATTATGAATGGGTAGAACTACCCTCTTTTGATGATCCTAGTAAGACGATCAGGATAAAGAAGTATAACGATATAGCCGGTAAGGTCAAGGGTTAAGGTAATTTGCTGTTGTGTTTATATATTAGGTTAACTGTTTTTTTTATTAAATTGGTTTAGAGTATTGTGGTCCCTTGTATCTGTGAAGATATAGGGGATTTTTCACAAAACTCAAAATATCCTACTGGAAATAATGTTAAAACATCGATTTCTTTTTTAGGATTAAAAAAGTCCTTAGGAATATTACAGACAAACTTATAAGTAGTAATATAATTATTCTTATCCCACCAATCATTGCCTAAGGAACTAAAAGAGTTTATTAATAATAAAGCCTGTTCATGGTTGGACAATTGCGCACGAATAATTTTAATATAGTCATATTTATCTACATCCAATTTACATAAATCAACAAATTTAACTATTTGAAATAAATATCTATAATAATCACCAAGTCTTGATTGATGTCCTTCAAATGGAGTAAACGGTAGACACAATTGTCTTTTAAACTTTAACTGAGTGTTTTCTAGAATATTAAAAATAATATCTATAAAATTATCAGAAAGTAAAAAATCTTTTTGAAGATATGATTTTAGGATTCTTGAAGAGTTTCTTCCAATACCAAAAAAAAATATAGTATATGACAATGCCATTAAAGTTTTGGGATTCTGACTTATTTGTTTTTCATTATCTGATAAAGTTGCATTGTATTTCTTTATGATATAGTTTAATAACCTATAGATCAATCTATACTCCCTGATCATCCAGACAAATATTCTTTTCCCATGTAAATCACTAAACCCTATTTCTGTTACGGTATGTTCATGATGAGCAATCATTTGAAAAAACTTATTTTCAAATTTTTCCAATAGAAAATTATCTCTCTGATCTTTCAATGTCACATATAACAAAATAATACTGATTAATGAGAAGCAACTACCTATATATCCTCCAACTAAATCGCCATATTTTGCAGCTTTATCAGAGTCAATTATATCCCCTCTAAATGTATCAGCAAATAAAAACACGTGTAACAAAAATAATCCTATAAAAAAAAGAAATATCCCACTCCAATGTTTACAAAACCATTTTTTAGGTTTATACTGATAATAAGTCGTTGTTTTAGATTTCTGGTACATAGATGATTGATTATGGTATTAGAAATATTTCTAATTTATATCTTATTGAAAAAGGCTATCTCTCCCCTTTTTTCCGACCAAGGAACATAATTTTTACATAACATGCTGGAACTATGTAGCAAAGGGAATTGATAGCCTATCTTTTGATTTACAGGCTTATCAACTCCCCAACATGTTAATACAAAAATCGTTCCTTGATCGAAGAACATTGCAAAGATGCTTATTCTTCTCGAAATAGCCAAATTTTAGCTTCTCTTTATATTTTAAGAATAAATGCTATGGGTATTCAAAATAAAGACGGAGCGTTATATTTTGCGACAGGAATAGACAACTCGGGGTTATATTCAGGACGCCGAGAAGCGATAGGAATTATCAAGGCGATGGCCGGTGAGATCACTTCTTTTGATGTATTCGGTGGGATTGGTATAAGTGCGGGCATTGCATTTGCCCAGGCCGCCAAAGGTGCATACGACTTTGAAAAGCAGTTCCAGCAAAGTATGAAAGAAGTTGCTACTCTTTCAAGTGGGATAAAGGGGAGCTTAACGGATTATATGAATCAGGTTATGGAGATAACCCGCGAGGTTCCAGTACTTGCGAATGATGCGGCTAAAGCATTGTATCAGATTGTATCTGCCGGCCATGATGGTGCGGATGGTATGAAGGTTCTGGAAGTATCGGCTAAAGCTGCTATCGGTGGAGTTACCGATACGGCTACGGCAGCAGACGGTATCACTACCCTATTGAATGCCTATAAGCTTGATGTTTCAGAAGCAGAAAAAATATCAGACCAATTATTTACAACTGTCAAGCTTGGTAAGACATCGTTTGGTGAATTAGGTAAGAGTATCGCGCAAGTTGCCCCCATTGCTGCCAGCTATGGGGTCGAAACAGATCAAGTATTGGCTGCTGTAGCTACACTTACCAAACAAGGTACTCCAACGGCACAAGCTATGACACAGATACGTGCTTCCATTATTGCAGTTTCTAAGGTACTTGGTGATGGTGCATTTGATAACAGAACCTATCAAGAAGCTTTGGCAGAGGTTGCCAGGCAGGCCGGTGGTTCAGAATCTAAATTGCGTGAACTAGTGCCGGAAGTTGAAGCTGTTAATGCAGTTCTCGGGTTAACCGGTATAAATGTCAAAGAGGCTGCCGGACATCTGGAAGAAATGCAAAATGCCACAGGCGCGGCAGAAGCAGCTTTTAAAGAAATGGCTTCTTCTGCTGAGAATCAAATGAAGCTACTGGGGAATAACATAACGGCGGCACTTCGCCCATTAGGACAGGAAATCTTAAAAGAAATATCTGCCGCAGCACAATCTATGAATGAAGCTTTTAAAGATGGAAGTGCTCAGGAAGCATTAAAAAACACAGGTGCGCTGATTGTGGCTGTTACAACGGCTCTAGTTGGATATAAGGGAAGTCTTTTAGCCGTAAGTACTGCCAAACAGGTATATACAACGATAACAGCTATTCTCAATAAGCAACGTGCAATTGAAGCAGCCAATCTTGTATTAACCAAAGGCATGTATGCAATTGAAGCCACTATGATTGCCAAGAACACATCGGCCCGTATTCTTTTAACCAAAGCTTTAAAGGCTCAAACAATCGCTCAGCTGAATAATATTGCTACAATGTTGACTAATCCATATATTGCAGCTGCGGTAGCGTTTGCTGCACTTGGAGTTGCTATTTATAATGTGGTTACAGCTGAGACGGCAGCAGAAAGAATACAAAGAAAATATAACAAGGCGATAGAAGAACAAAATAGACTATTGAATGAATTAAAAAGTAAAACTAGCAGTCTTGTTACAGTTATACAAGATGAAAATTCGACGCAATACGACAAAGTTAAAGCATATAAACAACTTCAAGCTCTAATGCCTACAGTCTTCTCTAATATGGATATTGAGACATTGAAACTCATGGATCATCTTTCTTTGAATAAGCAAATTAATAATGAAATAAATAGAAGAGAAAGGATTGGGGCGAAGACTAATGTGATAATAGCCCAAAAGAAATATGATACAGCTTCTGCTAAATATAGAAAAGATATCGACAATGGTTTGGTTGGCGCAGGTTCTTTAGCTGAGAAAAATGAAGCATTTATGGAGCTTGAAGTAGCCAAGAAGGTTTATTCAGAAATAGAAAACATTCAAAAAGAAGCTAAAGAGAAATCCAAACCCAAAGAGTTGAAAATAATTTCCCTTCGGAACAATATTGATACACTGAAATCGGAAATCACAGAGTTACAATCACTTGTAGAGAAAGAACAAGAAGAAAATAATGGTTGGTCTCCAAATGCCTGGCTACTTGATGCGAAACAACATCAACTCTCTAAAAAAGAAAAGGAACTAAAAGCCTTACTTCCAGGCAAATCCGATAATGATAATAAGAAAGTTACTACGCAAAATAAGGTTTTTTGGACGAAGCAGAAAGACGATGCTACAAAAGCGCTGGATTCAATCGCTTCGGCACAAAAGAAATTGATGGATGCCGGAAATTTCAAGGGTATAGACTCCGCTGTGGTAAAGTCCTATAAAGAAAATGCCAAGAAATTGAAAGAAGCTGAGAAAGAATTAAAAGTCTATGACTCATCTTCCAAACAGGACGATAAAGCGCAAAAGTTACGTGAGGAGCAGGAAAAATACAAGCTCCTGCTCGATAAGCAAACACGCGAACAGGAACGAATCAAGATCGATTCAGCAAATGAACTCGAACAACTTGAAATAAACAAACTCAAAGAGAGTAGTGAAAAAGTCCTCAGACAAAGGGAGCTTAATCACAAACTAGAATTGCAGGCTATCGAGCGTGAAGCAGAAGACAAGAAACTAAAAGTGATTGAAGATGCTCGTTCTGCTTTTGAAGCTAATCCGGAAAACAAGAAGAAGACTTTTAATACAAGTGCTTTCATCAATTCTGAGTCAACGAAGAAACTGTTTGCCATGTTCGACAACGTTGCAAAGGAAGCCGCTGCGACTGCTGATACAAAGTACAATCGTGGAGATGATCTATCTGATTTGTTGAATCAGTATCAGGACTATACAGATCAACGGCTTGCGATTGAACGAAAGTTCAACGAAGATATTGCTACTCTTCAAGAACAGCGCAAACAAGCAGAAAAGGACGGAAATACAGAACAGGTAGAACAGATTGATCGTTCCATCACCCAAGCTACAAAAGATAAGGGTATGGAACTTATGAATATGGACTATAATAAGCTGAAAGAATCTCCGGAATACGTTCGTGCCTTTGAGAATTTGAAAGAAACATCTTCTGAAACTCTTAATTCTCTTCTTTCTCAACTAGAGAATGCAAAAGGGACAGCAGCTAAGGTATTATCTCCGGACCAACTTCGTGAATATACCAGCACTATTCAATCAATCATGGATGAACTGGATTCACGTAATCCGTTTCAATCATTATCTGACAAGAAGAAGGAACTGGCAGAAGCGGAGGAAGAACTAGCTAAAGCGCAAATTGAGTTAGAGAATGCCCGGACCCAGGCGGAAGCAGTGAAAGGCGGTGCTATGATTGAGAACGGTGTCAAGTCTTCTAAGTATAATCCCAAGACCGGAAAGATCGATTCAACTAAAGCTTATCTAACCGAGGCGCAGGCGTTGGATAAGGTGAAGGAGAAAACGGATAACTACAATGAAGCAAAAGACAAAACGACGAAAGCCAGTGCAAAGGTACAAGCTGCTGAAAGGAAAGTGGCAAGCGTTATCGGAGAACTCGGTGACGCTTTAAAAGATCTAGGTTCAGCTATCGGCGGACAAGCCGGTGAAATTATAAGTATCATTGGCAATATCGGCACCTTCGCCATGACAGCGATGAATGGCGTAGAAACGGCATCAACAACGGCATCAACTGCAATCAAAGCGGTTGAAAAAGCATCTGTCATTCTCGCCATCATCGGTGCAGCTATGCAGATAGCAATGAAAATCTTCGACCTGTTCGGCAAAGACGACACAACAGAAAAGTATGAGAAAGCCAAAGAAGCTTATGAATCTTATATCAACATTCTTGATAGAGTGATAGAAAAGCAACTGGAATTGGCTGAAACTCTTACAGGAGATAATGCGAATGCTGCTTATGATAAGGCCCTTGAAATGATAAGGCTACAGAATGAGAATGCACGTGTTTTAGGTAAACAATACTTGAACTCTGGTGCATCCGGCAAGTCACATTCAAAGGGATATACTGAAGTGGAAGATATGTCCATGGAGGGGTGGAAGCAAGCGGCAGATACGCTAGGTATGAGCGTCGATGAATTTAAAGACAAAATGGGCGGACGCATGGCCGGTCTGTTTGATTTGACAGATGAACAACTTACAAAACTTCAAGAAAATGCTGGGATCTTCTGGTCACAACTTGACTCTGACACTCAAAAATTCGCGGATCAGATAGTGGATGGTGTTACCCAGGTTGCAGAGGTTGTCGAGCAGAAGATCACCGATGCTACTCTCATTGATATAGACGGACTTCGTTCAGACTTTCAGGATCTGCTTACAGATATGGATGCCGATAGTGCTGATTTCGCAGATAACTTTGAAGAATACATGAGAAATGCTATTCTAAACTCAATGCTCAAAGAGGACTATATGAGCCGACTAACAGCTTGGAGAGAGAAGTTTTACAAAGCTATGGATGATGGAGTAACCGAAGAAGAATATAATGCTTTAAAAGCTGAAGGTCAGCAGATTTCCGATGACATGAAAGCCAAACGGGATGCGTTGGCTGAAATGTATGGCTGGAACAAAGATGACGATGAACGTGAAGCATCAAAGAAAGGTTTTGCCTCCATGTCGCAGGACTCTGCAGATAAACTGGATGGTGCATTTGCTGTTATGACTTCTCACACATACTCAATAAACGAAGGAGTTAAGCAAATACAATTGAGTACAGATAAGATCATTGAGAAGCTTGTATACCTATCCAACATGGACAAGAATATAGGTGAAATGGTAAAACATAGCGATCTTGTCATTACTTACCTGTCAGACATAAGTAGTCATACGGCACGCCTTGAAGCTATTGAGAAGGCTATAGAATCTATCAGAATGGGGATTGACACATTGAACACTAAAGGCATAACATTGAAGCGATGACAGGACAATTTTACTTAGACGGAATAGACGCCTATACCAGTTTAGGGATATGCGTTACAAAGGGAAGCTACAATAATCTTGTAGCCTTCCCTGCTATCAAAGAATTGGAAAAAAACGACTGGCCGGAAGAAGATGGACAAGAATTTGACCTTTCTAATATTGCCCTAAACACAAGTGATATAAGCATTGAATTTGCATATATGGGCAGTATGGGTATTGGCGGACTAATTGATAAGCTCTCGGACCTGAGCTATCATGAATTTCGTTTTCCACTCATTGACAGAACATATACCCTACGTTTGTCTTCTCAAAACAGTTATGTAATCAATACGGGCCTTGAAATTTCTAAGTTCACTCTTACAAATGACTTTCCCCGTGAAGCCAACTATGAGTATCAAGAACCTATTAACGATAGTGACCTCACATTTCCAAAGGGCTATGAGCTTGACAGTAAAGATCTGACCGACTATGGTGTTGTAGTATTGAAAGGCAGTACAGCAGAAATACTGAAAACTCCGGCAGTAAAAAAGAACCTACTGCAGAATTTCAAACGTCAAGATGGAGCAATCTATGACGGTGAAGTTGTGAAATTCCAAACCAAAGAAGTATCTCTCAAATGCCTGATGCGGGCCGGGACGATTGAAGCGTTCTGGCGAAATCGCGATGCCCTACTCTATGATCTTACAAAACTGTCTGCTAAGGTTGATGATGAAGGATATGAGTATTCTGATGCTGAACGTATATTTTATTGTGATGAGTGGAGTGAAAGCTACCCTTGCTATTATAAGAGTTGCCAGACAAACAATTTTCTTCTTAATAATGGGGTATGGTGGGAATTTACCTTGAAACTTGTATTTACTAGTTTCCGGATTGGAGAAACAGACTTCCTGCTTGCTTCCGAAGCAGGAGAATTTATCATAACAGAAGATGGAATATTTTATATTGACTTAAAAAATTATGCCAATTAAAAAGAAAAAAATCAGCGAATTAACGCTTGCTGATAGCATGGTAGGATTGTACACTATTGGCGTTAAAATGGTGAATGGCGTACAAACAAGTGTAAAAGTTAGTCTTGAATTCATAAAGAAAGCCTATGATGACGTAGTTGCAGCAACAAAGAAGGCCAATGACGCAGCAAAGGCGGCTGATGATTCCCGAACCCAAATAGAAGCGAATGAAGATACTCGACAACGCAATGAAGCTACTCGTATCAACGCTGAAAGAAATCGTTCAAGTGAAGAACAAGCCCGGTCAGTTGCAGAATCTGTACGTATCATAAATGAGAATACCCGTAAAGCAGAGGAAGCAGCTCGCGCGACCGCTGAAGGGCAACGTGTATCTGCAGAACTTAGCCGCATTGAAACAGAAAATAAACGAGTATCAGATGAACAAGCACGTATAAGTAATGAAGATGCACGTAAGACCGCTGAAACAGGACGTTCTTCTGCAGAATCGGAACGTGTGAAGGAAGAAGACAAACGAAAAGTAGCTGAAACAACACGTTCTACAGCTGAAACAGATCGCGTAACAGCCGAAGATGAACGAAAAGAAGCCGAATCCACGAGAGAAGCAAATGAAACTGCACGAATGACAGCCGAAGATAATCGCGTTACTGTCGAATCTGAACGCGTATCTGCTGAAACAGACCGTAAATCAGCGGAGACAGCCCGAGTATCAGAAGAAAACAAAAGAAAGTCCGCTGAAATTGACCGTAAATCAGCCGAAACGTCCCGGGTATCAGAAGAAAATAAAAGAAAGCAGGATGAAGATAGCCGCAAGGCTGCGGAAGATACTCGTTCCTCAAATGAGACTAGGCGTGTTTCTGCTGAAACAGAACGTGTAGAAGCCGAATCCCAACGTAAGTCAGAGTATAGCGGTATTATACAAGAAATGACATCTGCTACAGAAGATGCTAACGCACAACTAGAACTTGTAAAAAAAGCTACGAATGATGCAAATGCTGCCAAAAACGCATCAGTTGAACAGACTGCTCTTGCAAAGAAAGCTACTAATGACGCTAACGCAGCAATTATAAGTATTAATGCTGCCAAAGAAGAAACCCAACAAGCTACAGAAGAGGCTAACGCTGCCAAAGTTGCATCGGAAGCCCAAACAGCTTTAGCGAAAAAAGCTACTGATGATGCTAATACAGCCAAAAACGCATCAGTAGCGCAAACAGCTCTTGCTAAAGCTGCCACAGATAGTGCAAATGCGGCAGCACAGGCCGCCAATAACGCAGTTTCTGGAGTTGATGCTAAAGTAAAAGCTGCAGTAGATGCACTTGTAGCTGGAGCACCGGAAGCCCTCGACACGCTTATTGAATTGGCTAATGCCCTTAATAATGATCCGAACTTCGCCGCTACCATGGCAACAGAGTTAGGGAAGAAAATCAACGTTTCCGATATTGTCAACAACCTAACAAGTGGTGGTACTGGCAAGGTCCTTTCTGCCGAACAAGGGAAGGTTTTGAAAGCAGCTTTGGATACACATAACCATGCAGGAGTATACGAACCTGTATTCTCAAAAAATACAGCTTTCAATAAGAACTTTGGCACAACTTCCGGAACTGTTTGCCAAGGAAACGATAGTCGACTAAGTGACGCCCGTACACCTAAAGCGCATACTCACAAGAAGTCTGAAATAAGTGATTTTCCAGCTTCTATGCCAGCAAGCGATGTGCCCGCTTGGGCTAAGGCTACCAATAAACCGAGTTACACTGCAAGCGAAGTCGGGGCATCACCATCAAACCACAATCATACGGGTACTTATGAACCTGCATTTACTAAAAAAACGGCTTTTAACAAAGATTTTGGTACGGCTGTTGGAACCGTGTGCGAGGGTAATGATGCCCGCTTAAGTAATGCAAGAACTCCGTTAGCTCACTCACATAAGAAAGCGGATATTAGCGATTTCCCAACGTCAATGCCGGCAAGCGACGTGCCCGCTTGGGCGAAAGCCACGAAGAAACCTACTTATACGGCAAGCGAAGTCGGAGCCTCTCCTTCTAATCATAACCATGATGCAGATTATCAGCCTAAGGGAAGTTATGCTAACTTATCACATACTCATGATGCTTCTGATATTACGCCTGATTCTACACACAGGTTCGTATCTGACTCTGAAAAAAGTACATGGAACAGTAAGGCTGCCGGGAATCACAACCATTCCGGAGTATATCAGCCTGCTGGTAGCTATGCTCCATCATCACATGGTCACAGTGCTAGTGATGTAACCCCTGATTCAACACATCGATTCGTAACAGATTCGGAAAAATCTACTTGGAATAGTAAAGCAGCCGGTAACCACAATCATGACTCTGCTTATCAGCCTAAAGGCAGTTATGCTCCTTCATCACATAGCCATGTTGCCACTGAAGTGACTCCGGATGCTACTCACCGCTTTGTTACTGATACGGAAAAAAGTACATGGAATGGTAAAGCTGAAGGGAATCATAATCATGACTCAACTTATCAGCCTAAGGGAAATTATGCTGCTGTGTCACATTCACATTCTGCTTCAGACATAACAGAAGTAACAAATAAGAAGTTTATGACAGATGCAGAAAAGAGTGTACTAAGTTCTCTTGGAACTACGTACGCTTTGAAAGATTTCTCTAATATTGGAGTTAAATCACTTGGACAAAACGGTTATCGTAAATATGATGATGGTCTGCTTATTCAATGGGGGCACTCAAGTACTTCCGGGATAGGTAAAACCGTGTATCTTAATACGACCTTTTATGATAGTAATTACACTATTCTATTAACTGGAACCAGGAAAGTACATAGTAATTACATATATTCTTTTGATGTCTTTAATAAATATGCATCTTATTTTGTAATGGATTCCGTTTATCAAAATGTTGATTCCGATGCTGGAGGGTTTAGTATAGCTTTTTATTGGTTCGCTATAGGTCGTTGGAAATAAGATTACTTCCAACGACCTATGGCAAACCAATAGAAAGGATTATTATGAGTTGATGTAGAGTCTCCCATTGTTCCTCTTGCCTTAAAATATGTAGTAACGTAATCTGTTATTATTATGGACAACGAAGTTATAGTAGCTGGCCCACCAGTAATACCAAATGTTAAACTATAATTAGCGTTATAGAATGATATAGGAAAATATATGTACCTGCCTGCACCTGCATAATTAGAATATCCCCATTGAATCATAAGGCCGTCCGGAAACTTATAATATCCATTTTGACCAAGATTCTTTGTGATTACATTTGAAAAGTCGGATTTAGCGTACGTAGTTCCAAGAGAACTAATTTTATATAAACAAATAACTAAATGAATGTATTATGAAATACTGGAAACAAGGATTTTACGATGAACCAATTGAGGGTTCGGTAGAAATTGAGGACGACTATTACAATGATTTGTTAGAAGGTCAGTCTGAAGGAAAAGAAATTTACGAAGGTGATAATGGTGTTCCCATTTTGGTAGAGCATGAGTATTCTATTGATGAAATAAAAGAAATGAAGGTAAATCGTATCTTGCTGTATGACAAGTCAAAGGCGGTTAATTCGTTTACTTTGAGTGGGAAAGAAATGTGGCTTGATAAGGATACTCGAGTTGGTTTGAAGAACTCCATTTCAATAGAACAAGACATGGGAAGGACCGAAACAGTGTTGTGGTTCGATGGTGTGAAGTATACTATTCCTATTCTTAACGCATTAGCAATGTTAAATTCTCTAGAATTATATGCCCTCGACTGCTATAATGTGACACAACTGCATCTTGCAGCTATAAAAAAGATGTATATCGTGTCGCAGATTGAAGAGTATGATTACACAGTAGGTTATCCGGAAAAACTATTATTTGAATAGCATTAAAAACACATACCTGATTATATTTTAGATTATAATTCTAATCAGACAATATGATAATTCTATATAATGGTAGCAAGGAAATAAAACTCGATGTAAAGGACGAAAGTTACTCTTACGAAGCGATTATGGCAGAGGATACACTTAATTTGTATTTTTCCTATCCGGGATACTTAGAAATACCGGTCGGAACTTGGTGCGACTTTTACGGAAAGCGTTATTCTCTCAAAAAAGATAGTAATTTCAAGAAGAAAGGTGAGCGCAACTTTGAATATACACTTATCCTTGAAACAGCTAAAGCGGATGCTATGATGTGGAAAGTTCGTCACATTGCAGATAACAGCATCAAATTCGCATATACAGCTAAAGCACATGAACACCTACGATTACTCGTCGAGAACCTAAATCGTCGTGATATGGGCTGGAAAGTCGGTGATTGCATCGAAGGAACAGATAAAGTTATCAACTATAATCACACATATATTCTTGATGCCCTTAATCAACTTGCAGATACGTATGAAACGGAATGGCAGATTACTGGAAAGACGGTTCATCTTCGTAAAGTTGAATATAACAAGAATAATCCTTTGAAGCTGTCTTATGGTAAAGGCCATGGTTTCAAGGTTGGTGTTGGTCGGGAATCCGGAGATATACCGCCCGAAATTGTCCTAGTAGAAACTTCTGATCGAAATATCAACTACTCGACATACGGAGCTAAATATCTGTTACTACCCAAATCTAAGACCCTTCATTATGAAGGTAGAACGTATATAACTGATGCAGATGGAACCAGTGTCATGCGTGCTGACAAAAGCTTAGTTACAGGTAAAGAGGATAGTCTAGACTGCACTGCAATCTATCCTTCTCGTATTGGTACTGTTAGCTCTGTTATCGAGGTTAATAAGGAGACTAACTTCTATGATTTTGTAGATAGCGATATACCTAACGATCTTGATTTTAAGAAATGTCTGATAACCGGAGAGACCATGACCGTCATCTTCCAAACAGGTACACTTACAGGCAAAGAGTTTGAAGTCAAGTATATCCATGAGCCCATTCTTAAAGAGAATGGAGAAATAGAGAAAACAGGTAGACGTTTTGAAATAGTTCCACAGGAGATCGATGGTATCACTATGCCAGAACCTGATGTCTGGCATCCTAAGACAGGCGATACCTACGCAGTATTCGGTATCCAGCTACCGAACTCATATATCTGTAATGATGAAGAGCAGACAGGTGCTAGCTGGGAAGTGTTTAAGGAAGCTGCTAAATACCTCTTTGAGCATGAAGATAAATCATTCGTATTTACTGGAACATTGGACGGTATCTGGGCAAAGAAGCGTTGGCTAGAAATAGGCGGCAAGATTGTGCTGGGTGGTTATGTAGATTTCTCCGATACCCAGTTTCATCCAGAAGGTTCACTTATTCGCATGATAGGAATTAAACGTTATGTGAATAACCCTTATTCTCCGGAAATAGAATTATCAAATGATCCAGTTGGTACTTCCGTAACCAGCGAATTAGATAAGATCGAGACAAATGAAGTAGACGTAGATATCAAGTATAAAGATTCTTTGCGATTTACCAAGCGCCGTTTTCGTGATGCAAAGGAAACTATGTCCATGCTTGAAAATGCTTTATTGAACTTCTCCGGCTCAATCAATCCCATCACTATACAGACGATGCAGTTACTCGTAGGTGATGAAAGTTTGCAGTTCCGCTTTGTCAGATCAAAAGCGGTCCCAGTACAAGTATCTCATAACATTACTTACAATATCAATACAAAGGTGCTACATTCGCCTGCCGGCATCATCCAACACATGACGCTAGGGATAAAAACTGTGTCGTCTGAACACAAAGCTAGCGAATACAAGTTTTGGGATATGGCTGAATATAATTCTCCGGCGCTTATTGCCCCAGAGAAGAAATATTATCTGTATGCTGTATGCAGCAAGGAAAATCAGACCGGCACATTCCTTCTCAGTGAAACAGCTATCAAAATGGAACAGATAGCAGGATATTATCACCTACTAACCGGCATCCTAAACAGTGAGTATGAAGGTGAGCGCAGCTTCGTTGAGTTGTATGGATTCACAGAAGTTCTGCCGGGCCGCGTAACAACAGAACGAATCATCTCTCCGGATGGAAAAACTTACTTTGACCTAGTTAAAAGTGAAATAGGTGGAAATATTCAAATTAAGGCAGGATCCTCCGGATTAGAAAATTTGGAGGAATGGCTTGAAGTTAGTGATCTGATTGATTCTATTCAGAAGTCTGCAGCTGATGCAAACGATGCTGTGGGAGGTCTGCATGACTATATCGACGGTGCATTTGCTGACGGCATTATCACTGAGGCGGAAGCTAAAGCTATCGAAAAGTATATCAACACTGTAAATAATGCGAAAGCAGCTGTAGAAGCAACATACAATAAACTGTATGTAAATCCTTATCTCTCAGGAACGGCCAAAACCGGGTTGCTCAATGCAAAGGTTACGCTGATGGGAAGCATTGAGAACCTTATCAAGTCTATCAATACCGCCATTGCCGACGGGCAGACAACCGTAGCAGAAAAGAAAGACGTTGATGATAAGTATGTCCTGTTTAATTCTGCGTATGCCGACTTCACCACTGCCGTAGAAACAGCCAATAAAGCGATACACGATGCCTTGAAAGGTTATTCAGAAGAAGCATTAAGAGAGGCCGCTGTTGCTATGGAAGCAGCCAATGCGGCAGCCAAGAGGGCCAGCGAAGCAAACAATGCAGTATCCAATCTAAATAATTATGTAGATGGTGCATTCTCTGACGGTGTAATATCCGAGGCGGAAGCTAGTGCTATCGAAAAGTACATCAACACAGTTAACAATGCGAAAGCAGCCGTAGAAGCGACATACAACAAACTATATGCAAATACATACTTAACCGGAGTCGCAAAAACAAACCTGCTTAATGCAAAGATTACGCTGATGGGGGCCATAGAAAGATTGATAAATGCAATAAATACTGCCATTGCAGACAAACTTACTACTCCAGATGAAAAACAGGCTGTTGATACACAGTTTGCAGGCTTCAACAGTGCTTATGCTGACTTTAATACTGCTGTCGAAGAAGCTAATAAGTCCATACAGGACAAGTTAAAGTCTTTCGCCGATGATGCAATGAAAAAAGCACTGGAAGCGTTAAAGGATGCGGCAGATGCCACAAAAGCTGCAGAAAAAGTAAACGGTGATATTAGTGATTTACATAAATATGTAGACGGTGCGTTTGCCGACGGTATTATATCAGAAGCAGAAACTAAAGCTATTGAAAAATATATCAATACAGTCAAAAATACGAAAGCCTCTGTAGAAGCTACATATAATAAGCTGTACGTGAATACATACTTAGTTGGCGTTGCTAAGACTAACCTACTCAATGCTAAAATCTCTCTCTTTGGCGCTATCGACAATCTCCTCGCAGCAATCAACGTTGCTATTGCTGACGGGCAGACCACTACTGCGGAGAAAAAAAACGTTGATGATAAATTCGCTCTCTTTAACTCAACTTTAGCCAGTTTCAATACAGCCGTCGAAGCAGCTAATCAATCAATACAGGATGCGCTCAAACAGTTCGCCGACGATAATAAGGCAGAATTAGATATACTGAGCGATAGAATATCCGCACAAGTAACACGTGTAGATAGCATTACACAACGTATTGATACAGCCGGATGGATTACCACGGCAGACGGTAACAAGATATACGCTTCTAAAGAGCTGGAAAATGGTAATACGCTTATATCTTATATCAACCAGGCGGGCGAAGCAACAACAATCCATTCATCTAAGATCAATCTGGAAGGTGCTGTTACTATTACTGCGCTTCATAGTGATCTGCAGACAGTGATTAATTCTAAAGTAGACAGAGACGGTTTAGGCGGATTGGCTTTTAAAGATGCCGTTGAAGCTGCGCAGCTCGGTAGTACTATTATCATAGGAGGTTATCTTAATACTGACTTGATTAAAGTACGACGAATTGATGCTGAGGTTGGATTTGTCGGTGGATTTACTATTGAAAAAGGACGTCTTATTTGGACACGTTCCGATTATTTCGGTGGGACGTCACGTAGCTTAAAATTAGGGTCCGGAACATCTAAGGAGGGTGTTGTTAATGTGACCTTCAATCCTGCCACAGATGGGCGCTTTGGAGTAGCAGCAATCGGAGCAAATGCAGGTGGTAGTGCAGCGATATATGGTTCATCAAAGACAAATCCGACTTATCCATCAAACTACGTTTACGCAGGTTTTTTCGATGGTAATGTTACTGTATTAGGTGATGTTTCCGCCAGGGGCTTTTTTCCTCAAGACAATAGTGGAAATTCTGTTTCAGTCGTATCTGATGCATGGCTTTATGGACTTAAAAATAATCAGTTAGAAGGTATTGCTTCTAAAAACATGAAGATTCACATTATAAAAGGAATGATTGTAGAGTGTTCACAATATTAATTTTGAAAGTATAATTATGAAAGTAAATTTAAACCGGAACTTACTTGATCACAAAGGTCAGGAAGCAGTTGAATTAGTCGATGGTAAGGAGAGGAAGAAATCTCTTCGTGATATGATCTCAGAAGCCTTGTATGCTACCGGCATGAATGCTCAACTAGGTATGGATATGGCTAAAAAATTACGTGCTTATAAAATGCTGCAGCAGATTATTAACAATCGAGGTGTGCTTGATATTGAAACAGACGATGCTACTCTCCTAAAGGAGATTTGTGCAGAGTTTTTCACCGCTGGCGTTTATGGACAGATTTATGACTTAATAGAAAAAGGAGGTAAAGAATGAATATTAAAGCAACTAACAGTACAGCAGTATCAAAGGTTACTGCAGATATCAAGATCAAGTACAGGATGTCAACTCGCGGCACTGAGGCGGTAAAAGATGTTACAGCTGAAATTTCTAATGATGAAACAGTTGTCGGATTCTTTAATATATCGAAAAACGGGGTGACTGGTTTTTCTCTACACGAGGATCACGGGCTGACTCCCGAGGAAGTGAAACAGGTATTCCAGACTGCTATTGATGATTGTAGCGAGGTATTGAAATGAAGTATTAATATTTTAGATAAATGATTATGGATTATTTCAAAAACTTACTTATTGGATTGATTACCGGTATAGCTGCTTATCTTAATCCTATCTCAGGGGAGATCAAAAGCCTTATTGCTGTATTTGCCCTCAACTTCATTTGTGGGCTTCTTACTGCCCTACTAATCAATCATGAAAGCTTTTCTTTTAAAAAGGCTTGGAGATGCATCGTAGAAGCAACTATTTTCTTTGCCTTAGTTAGTTGTATCTATTTTATTGGTGAACACAAAGGAAATCCGGAAGGTGCACTTCAATGTGTCTCATTTATTACGTATAGCGTTTTCTATTTCTACGGGGTAAATATTCTGAGGAATATCAAAGAAATTCTCCCTAACTCTAGCAATGGTTACAAGGTGGTAGCTTTCTTGCATTATGTATTAAGTGTCGAGTTTATAAAGAATATCCCTTATCTAACGAACTACTTACAAAAAGGAGGTGCAAAATGATTGAAGTTTTGGAGTTTATTTTTCAAGATTCTTGGCATTGGTTAGGAACAGCCATTTTGATAGCTATCATTTTCCGTGTCAATTTGGTAAAGATTGGCCCAATAACAAAGAATAAGGAGGAGAAGAAATGAAGAAAATTGATGCTATTATCATCCATTGCTCAGCAACACGTACTGGGCAAGATTTACGTGCGAAGGACATTGATCGGATGCATCGGGCCCGGGGATTCAATCAGATCGGTTATAACTTTGTTATTGATTTGGATGGGCTGATAGAGAATGGACGCCCATTGAGCATTGACGGAGCACATTGTAATACTAAGGGCTTTTCAGAGTTTTCGTATAATAAGCATAGTGTTGGCATCTGTTATATCGGAGGCCTGGACACATCTGGAAAGCCTGCTGATACACGTACTCCGGCTCAAAGGGCAGCACTACGCGAATTGGTAGCGAAGCTCTGTAAAGAATATCCTATTGTTGAAGTACTCGGACACCGTGATACTTCGCCGGATCTGGACGGCAGCGGTGAAGTAGAACTGGCAGAATATATCAAAGCGTGTCCCTGTTTCGATGTCCGGAGCGAATTTACCAATTTCTTGCGTAATACAGTAGTTAAACCATGAAAGTACTACCTTGGATATTAGTATGCTTGTTACTTGGCATACTCGTGTGGATGCAATGTAATCCGCACGATCCTTCGACTGTCTATACGAAAGGAGATACGGTAAAACTGCGGGATACTATAGTTGATATAGTACTTTTGCCTGTTAAGGAGACACTAAAGAGGACAGATACGGTATATTTACCGATTCTGATAGATACAACTATCGATAAGACCATAAAAGGAGATACGGTTCCGGTACTTATCCCGATAACAAGCAAAGAATATAAGACAAATGATTACAGGGCAATAGTCAGTGGATATAAGCCTAGTCTTGATTTCATGGAGGTGTACAGAGGCAAGGAAATAATTACTCTTCCACCTTTACAGAAGAAGAAATATTGGGGATTAGGCTTGCAAACCGGATATGGTTATCCGAGCGGCTGGTATTTCGGGATTGGAATCAGTTATAACTTGTTTATATGGTAAAGTTTATATTGGTATAAATATTTAGACTGTTTTTATGTTAATTTATGAAATGAAAAGTGCAAATGCATTTTTTATTTTCCTTTTCTAATATTTATTACTATTTTTGCTGCTCATTAGAAGTAAATAAAGATTAAAAATATGGGCCATATATTTGGTGATCTTTTAAAAAATAAATTTCAGTAAATAGAATTTATGGAGTATTGGCATGGCCCGTCAAGAAACATAAGTTCTGTTTTTATTGATTAATATGAAAAACAATAATAGACATAGGCGGACCATTGTTCAATCTCGTCTGTGGTATCTGCGTTGTGAAAGGAGAAGGAAAAGGGCAAAAGATAAAGCTAAAGCTATTAGAATACAAAGAAATAAAAGAAAGAAAGTTAAATATAGAAGGGAAAGAAGTAATATAACTTATTATTCTAATCAAAGTAGAACATTAGTTGCTCCTGCTCGTTTTTCTTTATTAGAATACCCAGAGGATGTTATTCGTTTTATCAATAAGATAGAAATTTTACTTTCAGAAAATACAAAGGTGAAAAGTATAATGTTCGAACTACATGATATTACGAATATCGATATTGGGGCTATATGTTTATTATTATCAAAGTTAAATGAATTATCCAGAAAACGAATACAAAACTGGGGAACTTTGCCTAAAGACCCTAAATGTCGAAATTTTATTAAAGAATCTGGGTTCTTGGATCGTATGAGAGATATGTCAAGTGGCAATCCGTTTTCACGAAAAAATAAAAACTTAATTTTGAATAGGGGGTTTGATAAAACAGACAATGCTGCTACTGCTAAAGAAATTCGTAAGGCTGTGGAGCATATAACAGGAGAACAAGGATATTTTAAACCGATATATAGCATTGCGCAAGAAATATGTGCAAATTCAGTAGAGCATGCGAATGAGAACACACATAAAAAGAACTGGCTGTTTTCAACAAGTTATTTAGATGGTGAGGTTGTATTTACGATGACGGATATTGGTGATGGTATACTAAAAACTTTGAAACGAAAACTTGTAAAACAAATTCAAGATGAATTTTTTAAAGATTCTATTGATGTTTTAATTAATGCTTTTGAAAAACAGTATGAATCTAGGACTCAAGACCCTAATAGAAACAAAGGTCTTCCAAAGATTTATAAAGTATCATCAGAAAAATACATTAAAAATTTGATTGTAGTTACAAATAATGTACTTTTGAACTTTGATAATCCAGAGAGATCAAAAATACTAAAAAACACATTTAAAGGAACATTTTATTATTGGATTTTAAATAAAGAATGTATTGAAAAATGGGAAAAGAGATTCGAAAAATAGCAGTAATTAATTATTCACTGGACCCAGGTCCGAGGTATGTGCGTCAAGGTGAGGACTCGGGTGAAGATTATTATCATAAGGTTCTTAATCATGAATTTTATGAAGCGCTAATTAATGGTCAAGTGCTTGAGGTTTCATTAGATGGGACAAGTGGATATGCCTCCTCTTTTTTAGACGAAGCGTTTGGAAATCTTGTTTATGATTTTTCTTTGGATAAAGTAAAATCTTCTATTTCTATTGTTTCAGAAGAGGAACCAGAATGGAAAGATATGATAGAAAATGAAAGTTTTAATGAATGGGAGAAACGTAGAAAAGATCAAAGAGAGCCGGAAAAAACAATAGACCATCCTGGCTGGTATAGATATAATGGATCAGAATATTTGCAAAGAATATGGATACAGAAATCGAAATAATAGGATTTTCATTATGTAAATCTGATTGGATTTCTGTCTGTAATCTAATTGTAACAAGTTTTATTGGTATTTGGTTAGCATTAATTGTACAGAAGAATTTTACTATTAATAGAGCGATAAAGGATTATTATATTCAAGAAGTAAAAGATGTTAGAAAATTATATGTCGATTTTTTAAACAATGTGTATAAAGGGAAAATTTCCGCGAAAAATATAAAAGAATGGTTTAAGATCGTGTCTAATAGAATTAATTGTGTTGAGCGAAGTTTAAACGATTCATTTTATATTAAAGATAGCAATATTGGTAAAATACATTCAGAAATACAGAATTTTATAACTGGAACAGAGGATTTTAACAACGGCTACCGAAATGATAAATTAGTTTTTAGAGAAACAACCAAGAATGATATTTTAGTGTATCATACTAAATTATTAGAATGTTTTACAGATGTTGTCGTAAAAATTAATAGAGCTAGAGGGCGTAATCTGAACTCTGTCCCCAAACAATTATCTTTGTATTATGGATAG